ATATTTACGAAAATCCAGAATTATTATGAAACTACCACATAAAATAATCGCAGCACTTTGCGTATCAGCTATTCTAAGCGCATTATATTTACTAATATTTGTAAAACCTTATTGATTATGACTTTAGATACTTTAAACAAAGCTAATGCGATTAAAAAAACAATCGATAAGTTAGAATCAGAGCATTCTATAATATCTAAATCGTTTAGCAAGAAAGAATCTTTAACAATAGAAGATATTGAAAAATTAATTGAAATTGCAATGATAAATACATCTTACGCTATTAATAGATTTAAAGAAGAATTAAATAATTTATAACCAAAAAAACTAATACCATGCACGAAATATTTTTATCAATAACAATAGTTTACGTAATGGCTATGTTATATTCGCATTACGATACAATTTCTAAGTTTCTTTTCGGGAACCAAACTAATATATTTAAATACTAAGATTATGGAAATATTAATATCACATTCAGATTATGAAGATTCAATTGATTTGCCAAGCGTGCCAGATATTGAATTTAGAATTAAAAGCAGGAATCACAGAGCATTCTTAAAACAACCGCTATCAATTGAAATGTTTGTTCCGTGTAAATTAGTTGATGGTGTTTGGGTAGTTATGGAAGAACCAGAATATTATTTGTTATGGAAAAAGTATGGTGAATTTTCTCAATATGGCAGGGCTATTGTTTCTGAGTCTGTTGAGTATTCTAAAGCAAAAGAGCGTTGTTTGTTTGATGGGTTTGAACTTTCAGTTGAAAAAGAAGCGATTATAAGCGATGAAAATACTATTAGAATTCATGAAAACAACACTTTTTCATTGAATGGAAAACAGGTATTTATTATAGAAGACCTAGTAAAATACAAACCAAAGCTAACCGCTACGGCATTAAAACAAATATTATGAGAAAAGAAGAAATATTACAGAAAATAAAATCAGTATTATTGTGTTTGTCGGCTCATCCTGATAACGAACAAGGATCAGAGTTTGAAGATAGAATAGAAGATTTGATAGAAATTGAAGCTTATTTATTAACAGAAAACTCTTTAAAAAAATACGATGAAGATGATATGCGAGCAGTTGCCGAAACATTTGACAGGGATTGGCAAACATTCGATAGATGGTTGATTAATTATAATTTACCGATATGAGCCACACGAAAAGAAAACCAGTAAGTCAGCAAGAAAGTATGAAAGAATACTTTTCTAGATTGCGTAATGAAGCGATTGAATTGAGTAAATTGCATAAAGATGTTAAACCTATAAAATACGATTTGAAATGAGTGGAGGAAGCTACAATTATTTATGTTATAAAGAATCTTATGATATACATGAAAGAATAGAAGAGTTAGGCGAAATGAGAGACCGTCTTATCGAGTTAGATTTTACAGATGCAGCAGGAGAAACAGGAAGTGTTTTATTAATGTTGAAATCATTTGAGGTTAGATTACAGGCTAGAATTAATAGACTGAAAGATGTTTGGAAAGCCGTTGAATGGATGGATTCTGGAGACAGTGGAATAGAAAGTGTAAAATCAGAAATTGAAAAATACAGAGATTTATAATTGTTAACAGAATAGCGATAGTATGTTATCGTTTAGATTTGGGGAAATCTGAAAAAGTCATGCACCACGTGTTTCGCATGGCTTTTTTTAACATTAAAAATAATAATTATGAAATTTAAAAATGACTTCAACGCTAATTTACCATATAAGGTGATAGCCGTAAATACTGAAAATGAGGTTAAGTATAAAATTACTCAACCATTTAATTTATGGATATTTGGACTTACTCAAAAATACTATCCAATTACACAATGGTATTTAAGATCAAAATATAGTTCAATATTGTACTTTAAAAATAAAAAAGAAGTTGATTCTTTTGTACTAGAAGAAAAAGAGAAACAATATAAATCAATTATATTAAGTGAAATTATTGTATTTGATTCTCTTAAAGAGTAAGTACTTTTGGTTTTTATAATGGAATGTAGTAACTTTGAAACATGGAGTTAACAGAAAAACAAGAGCGTTTTTGTCAGGCTTATATAGAATTTGGCAACAAATCAGAAGCTTATAGACAGGCTTATGATGCCGAAGCTATGAACTCAAATACAGTTCATGTAAAGGCTTGTGAGCTGTTTAAAGACGGTAATGTTACGGTAAGGATAGAAGAATTACAAAAAGAAGCCAGAGAACGGAATAAAGTCAAAATTGATGATGTTTTGGGTTATCTTGCCGACATGATTAAATTTGATATTACAGAGCTTTATGAAGAAGATGGTAGAATGAAATCTATTCATGATATTCCTAAGCCTCATAGAGAAATGATATCGTCAGTTAAGGTTTATGAGGACTTCATGAGTATAGATGGACAAAGAGAGAAAGTAGGAGAAACTAAAGAAGTTAGGCTATTGAATAAACTTGATGTTATTGAAAAATTTATGAAACACTTCGGGGGTTACGAAAAAGACAATGGTCAAAAAAACACTTCACAAGTAACTATATTTCAATTGCCTGATAATGGCAGAAAGTAAAGAAAAAATAATAAGACCTCAAGAAGGCTATCAATTAGATTTTGCCTCGTCTGCTGCTGATATTTGCATTGGTGGTGGTGCTGCAGGTGTAGGGAAAACATTTTCATTACTTTTAGAGCCAATTAGACACAAAGACGTTGAAGGCTTTGGATCTGTTATATTCAGACGAACAAATCCGCAAATTAGAAATGAGGGAGGTTTATGGGACACTTCAATTCAATTATACTCTTGTTTGGACGCCACACCTCGCCAAAGCAGCCTTGAATGGATGTTCGGAAAATCAAAACTAAAATTTTCTAACTTAGAATACGAAAAAAATATTTACGATTGGCAAGGCTCACAAATACCATTGATTGGATTTGATGAGCTTACTCATTTCACAAAGAAAATGTTTTTTTACTTACTTACTCGTAACCGTTCAGTTTGTGGAGTTAATCCATATGTAAGGGCTACATGTAACCCAGACCCTGATAGCTGGGTTGCTGAATTTATAGCATGGTGGATTGACCAAGACACAGGATATGCAATACCAGAAAGACGGGGAGTTTTACGTTATCTAATTGTTGATGGTGATAATTTTATTTGGGGTGATTCTAAAGAAGAAGTTATTCAAAAAGGTTGGCATATTTTAAAAGATGTTGTAAGTAAATCAAAAATTAACCCTGATGAGTTTGTAAAATCTGTTACTTTTATTGGGGGGTCAATTTATGACAATAAAGAATTATTAAAAGAAAATCCTGCTTATCTTGGTAATTTATTAGCTCAAGATAAAGAAACGCAAGCTGCATTACTTCATTCTAATTGGAAAACAGTTATATCTGATAATGATATTTATGAATATAGCGCAACACGTGGGCTTTTTAGCAATGTTTATGAATTAGAAGACAATACTCCATACATAACCGCAGATATAGCACTAAAAGGATCTGATAAGTTTATAGTTGGTGGCTGGCTAGGTAGGGAATTGGTAAAAATTAAAATACTAAATAAAAGTGACGGTAAAGAAGTTGTAGACTGCATTGTTAATATGGCAAAAGAAATTAAATGCCAAAACAAAAACATAACATTTGATGCAGATGGAGTAGGTGGATTTATTGATGGGTTTATTAAAGATTCTATTCCTTTTAACAATGGATCAAGTCCATTCCCTAATCCAGAATTAAAACACGGTGACAAAGGATATGGAGAAAAAGAGAACTATCAAAACCTTAAGACGCAATGTTTTTATCGTTCTGGAGACAAAGTAAATAAAGGTTTATATAAAATATCTGAGGAAGTAGCTAATACAATGTATGACGATAAAACTACATTTAAGCAGCGTTTTATGTTTGAACGCAAGGCTATAAAGCGTAAAAAGTCTGATATGGACGGTAAGTTGCAAATCATAGGTAAAGACGAAATGAAGTCTAAATTAAACGGTCAATCACCTGATGTAATGGATATGTTTATGATGCGTGAGAGGTTTGATTTAGACAAATCACCTAATTGGTTCGTAATATAAAATAATTTTGTATTTTTGACATTAATTTACTATAACTGAAATGGGTATATTCGATAGATTCTTAAAAAAAGCGATTAATTTAAACGTTAACTGGACACTTTCTAAAAGTGGTGAATGGGTTTATCCTGACTCTAAAAGCGATACTTACATTGACAAAGGGTATAAGGAATTGCCTAATGTTTACGGGTTAATAGAGGCTATATTAAGCAAATCTACAATAGTTCCATTCGAAGTATTCAAAGTAAAAAGCCGTTCAAAAGAGCTTAAGTATAAGGCTATGATGGAAAGCGGTAACTACATCAAAGCACTAAAGTATAAAGCAGAAGCTTATGACAAGGTTGACAACTCTATTATCGAACAGTTGTTACTTACTCCTAACGACTACCAAACAATGAATGAGCAAAACTACGATATTGACGGGTATAAGTTGCTTACTGGTAATTCTTATTTGTATCATATCGGAGTAGGTTCAACACACGAATTGCATACATTGCCTGCGCCTTGTGTTGATATTTTGGTAAAAGGAACGCCTTTCTCGCCACAACTAGAATACAAAGTTAATTATCTTCAAAATACTTTGCCAGGCGTTGATGTATTACACTTTAAAAAATGGAATCCAATTTTATCAGGACAATCACCAACAAAGCAGTTTAAAGGATTATCTCCGCTTCAATCTTGCCGTTTATTATTAGGTCGTTATAAAAATGCTGACTTGACACAAGGGTTTCAATTCGAGAATATGGGACCAGGTGGAATGATTACAGGAGCAACAAGTTCAGCAGATGGATTAACGACTGAACAAGCAACTGCAATACAGGATAAATTTAAGCAACAACATCAGGGAGTACATAAAGCAGGTGATATTTTAGTAACTCCAAGCGCTTTAACATGGACTGCATTTGGTTTGTCTGCAGTTGATTTGAATATACTTGCATCAAAAACAGAAATGGTTAATGAACTTTGCAATGTTTATCAATACCCTAGCGATTTAATGGGAGGCGATAAAAAATATAACAACTTTGCAGAAGCTAGAAAAGCGGTTATAACGGATTGTATTATTCCATTAGTGGAAGCTCGTAAATCGGTTTACAATAAATTTATTAAAGATGTTTTAAAGGAAAATGTAGTTATTGAGTACGATTATACTATATTTCCTGAAATGCAGGATGATTTACAAACACAATCGCAAGTAGCGGCTGCATCTAATTGGCTTACAGTTGATGAAAAACGTTCGATGATGGGATATGAACCATTACAAGAATCAGAGCGTAAAAATGTACTTATTCCGAGCGGATTAAGTACTTTGGATGATTTGTATAGTACAGATAGCGATATTGATGAGGAACAACTTGATCCAAATGTATAATGACGTCATTAAAACAACAGCACCGAGAATTCATACGCAGACAGCAAGTCTATGAAAATAAATACAAAAAAATGTATTATTCGTGGTTGCTATCAGTCAACAATTCCGCTGCAACTGCATACGTTAATGGTTCTATGACTTATGATGTCCAACACGGTAAATTAACTGCAATCTACACGAAATTGTACAACGATGTAACGTTAAATGAAGCTGAAATACAATGGAATCAATTTGATGATCCAAAACTAAAGCAACAGAAAGACTTAATTGATGTTTTCGCTTCTGTTTTTACTCCAAATACAAATGACGTGCCTATTAATTTATGGCGTTCTTTGTTGGGTGACTTTTTAACTGTTAGAATTGCTGGGCGTATCACAAGCGTAGAGCAAACAACACGTGAAAGGATTGCTGTATTGATTGAAAGAGGTATTTCAGAAGGATTAGGCGCTAGAGAAGTTGCACGCTCGATAAGAGACGATAAAGACTTCAATAAAAACAGAGCTTTAACTATTGCAAGGACTGAAACGGTAACAAGTGCTAATCAAGGAAAATATATGGCTGCCTTGAGTTCGCCTTATGTGAAACTTAAGAAATGGTTGCCATTCATGGATAAAAGAACCAGGCCAACGCATTTAGATTTTCTTAACCGTCCATTCGTTGAAATGGATCAGTTGTTCTTTTTACAAAACTTGCAAACAGGAGCTTTGGAATCGGCTCGTTATCCTTGTGATAATACTTTAAGCGCTGGGAATTCAATTAATTGCAGGTGTATTGTAGTATTTGAGAATAAGAAAGATGCTAATGGGCGTTTGATACGTAAAAACCAATTTAATTAAAATGAATTTACCTAAACCACCTGTTTTACCGTGTAGAGTAATTAATAGTAATTGTTCTGTTTTTCGTCCTGTTTGCCGTAGCACAATGACAAGAAAGCCCTTTTGGTTTGGCAAAAGAAGCTGTGATAACAAAGAATGTAAAACGAATATTTAATTTATGAAACTATCAATCCTAGTTCCAAGCGTTGCCGAAAGACGAAATACATTTTTACCCAAGTGTTTGGATATGCTTTATGGTCAATTGGAATCGTTGCCAATCGAACAACAGAAATACGTAGAGGTTCTTTTTTTGATTGACAGTAAAGAAAGAATGTTGGGTAGTAAAAGAAACAATCTTATTGATATTGCACAAGGCGAATATATTGTTTTTGTTGATGATGATGACAGGATAGAACCTGATTATATTTCTTCATTATTGGGAGCTACTCAAAGCAATGCCGACGTAATTACATTCCTTGCTTCGGTTTCCTTGAATGGTGAAGAACCTAAAATTTGCCATTACTCAAATAAATACGCAAAGGATTACAATACGCACGATACTTACCATCGATTGCCAAATCACATTTGTTGTGTTAAAAAAGAAATAGCTTTAAAAGCTCCGTTTCTTAATATAAAGAATGGTGAAGATTCTGCATACTCAAAAATGCTTAAACCGCATTTGAAAACTCAACACGAAATAAACCGAGTATTGTATCATTATGATTACAACGAAAAAACAACTGTTGCTCAAGAAGATTCTCCTTATGTAGTAGAAAGCCGTAAACCTATTGTTGTCGATGTAGTGATTATTTCATTCGCTAAGAATAGACAAATGCAGATGATGACACAAAACGCTATTAATACATGTATTTCTGGAGCTAAAGGATTTAAAATTAACGTTATTGTTGTAGAAAGCCAAAAGAATGTATCTTATCGAAATGCAAAAACTGTTTATCCAAAAACACCATTTAATTACAATGCTTACGGTAACTTTGGAATATCGCACGGAAATGCTCATTATGCAATGTTAGCCAATAACGATTTATTATTTAAACAGGGATGGCTTAATGAATTAATAAAGGCAAATCATCCATTAGTTAGCCCAAAAGAGCCAAGAGACCAAAGGCAAAGAGATATTGTAGAAAATACTATTGGAGAAAAAACAGGGCGTCATTTAAGTGGTTGGTGCTTTATGATTGAGCGCGCATTATGGAATAAAATAGGAGGTTTTGATGAAGATGTTAATTTCTATTGTAGTGATGATGTTGTAATAGAACAATGTAAACAATTTGATGTACAACCTATGTTGGTGGTTAATTCAATTGTTCAACATTTAGTTTCTACAACATTAAAAACCGTATCGCCAATTGATAGAAAAGAACTAACTGATAATCAAGTTAAAATCTTTAATAAAAAGTACGATCAGAATAAATTTAATTTAGGTGTATGATAAGTATTTGTATAACTACACGGAATAGACCAGAAGCGTTTAATTTGGTATTAGCTCAAATAGAAGAACACACTAAATGTGAATATCAGTTAGTAGTTGTAGATGATGCTTCTGATAATCAGTATTGCTCTGTAGATTATCGCTTTCCCAAAAGAGCAGGAATACCAGCAGCAAAAAATAAATGCTTAGAACTTGCCGAATTTGACCATATATTTTTATTTGATGATGATACTTATCCTGTTTGTGACGAATGGTATTTGCCTTATATTAACTCAGGTAAAGAACATTTGTGTTATACGTTCTTAACCGCATTCAAATGTAAAGACGGTTTTAAATGCCATACTTTAGGCAATGGATGCATGTTATACGTTACTCGTAAATGTATGGATACAATAGGCGGTTTTGATTGGAATTATGGACTTGGCAAATATGAACACGTTGACTTTTCAAGGCGTATATTTAACTCAGGATTAACAGAAAGTATTTTTATGGATGTAGATGGTAGTGATAAGTTATTGTACTGCATGGATCAAAAAAGAGAAATATCACGAAGCTTTGATAGGGTTGAAATGCGTACTCTATTGCAATCTGGAGGTATTCATTTTAGAAAGAATAGGAATAGTAAAGAATTGATACCGTATGTAAGATGAAATATTCAGCTAAACACTTAAGATTCAAAGGCAGTTATTGGGAATGCACTTTAGAACGCTGGGAAGGATGTCAATGTAATTCAGAAGCAACGAAGGTCTTAATTCATCAAGAAAAAAGACCCTCATTGTTAGAAATTAAGAATTGTGCTATTTGGTAGCTGAGTTTTTTTGTTATGAGTTAATGGTTAATTCTTTTTTAGTCAATGCAAAATATGTATTTTGCCATTCGTGAACATATTGAACAAATGCAATAACAATACCCCCTATATCAACATTATATCCATCGCCTTTAAATGTTAATTGAATCTCATTATACTCATATTCAATGCTAAATAGTTCTTTGTCTAATTTTGAGTGATTGTATTTAATAAGCCAATCTTCATTTAAGATTATAGGCTTATAAATTCCGTTTGGAATAAATAATCCTGTTGTTAATTCTCTACAGTCAAAATGTTTTTTATGTATTAATTCAACTTCACATAAATAATCATAATCTGTTGTTAAATAATTCCCTATTCTAAGTTCGCTCGCTTTCATTTCCTATCTTTAAAATTAGCAATATCGCAATCGTGAACCATTTTAATATTTGCTTTTGTTTTAATTGTTTTACTTCGTTCCTTACTCAGTAAATAGTTACCAAAATCTACTAAGTCTTTTTCTGTGAATTGTTTCATGTTATTTCGTTTTACGTGTTATAATTTCAATACTTCCTAAAGTCGCTGTTAAAGTATAATTATCAACTACGCTAAAATGACCGTAATGATTACCTAATGAGTAATTATATTTCAATAAATAAGCTCCAGATTCTTTTAAATATAATTTAAAAGTTTCATTTTCTTTTGTTTGAATTACGTTTTTAGATATAAATTGATAAAAATCAGCATCATTTTCGAACTCAATATCTAAGTTAAACAATGCGTTTTTAAGGTTTTGTTCTAATTCCCTGTTAAAATGATTAGCAATATCTTTTGTAAATATAGAGTTATCCATTTTATTTATTTTTTAAATTACTCGGTTTGCCTTCTAATTGCTTTGACTTATTAAAATCTTCTGTTAGTTGGTTTTCTATGTAGGTTTTAATTTCATCCCAATCATTGAAACTTTTATCTTCAAGACAGCAACTGCAAACCATTTTATTGAATAAGATAAATTCAATATCAATCCAATTTTTTCTAAACGGATCATTTTGTACTGATGTTATTTCTACCATAATTACTTAGTTTTTTGTTCGTATTGCGCTTCACTACATTTAACATACCCAAACAAATGCAAAAACTTGTCAATTGTTTTTTGTTTACTCATTCCTTTACGAAACGATGCAACGAAATTACTTGCTGTTGATTGCGGAAGTTTACCAATATAAAACTTTGGCTCGCTGATTATTTTTTCTATTGCTTCGTTTTGGTTCATATTACTATTTATTAGTGGAGATAATAGGATTCGAACCTACAACCGAGTGCGCTTACTCAGAACCTTCACAAAACAAAATATTGAATTGCTTTATCCCCTTTAATTTCAACAAATATAATAAATATATTAATACATAAATACACTAATACGTTTTTTTTATTCAAAACAACGATAATCACTAAATTTACACAAACATTAAAAAGATGCTGTATAAAGGAATTGATTTACAATTTAAAGACATAGATTCTAACAAAGGAATTGTTACGGGTTATTTCGCTGCTTTTAATAGTGTTGATTCAGATGGTGATGTGATTGAAAAAGGGAGTTTCTTAAAAACTATTCAAGAACGTGGGCCAGAAGGAAAGCAATTAATTAAATGGCTTTTAGATCACGATAAGTATAAAGCACTTGGAAAGATTGATGTTTTAAAAGAGGACAACTACGGGCTTTATTATGAAGGTAAAGTAGGGCGTCACACTTTAGGAAAGGATTTTATGTTTATGGTTGAGGACGGTATTATAAATCAACATTCTTTTGGTTATAAAACAATTAAAGAAAATTACGACAACCAAACTAAAACCAACAGAATAAAGGAATTAATGATGTATGAGGGTAGTTCGGTACAGTTTTTAGGAGCTAATCCAAACACTCCGATTACAGGGGTTAAATCATTAGAAGATGCTTTGGAAATGTGCGAGAAATTGCAACGCTTTATCCAAACATCAAAAGCGACAGATGAAACACTAATACAATTAGATACAAAATTAAAATCACTCCAAATAGATTTAGAGCCGTTTTTACACTCTATCAATAACGAGCCGACAGACGAACAAATAAAAGAAACATTAATTCACTCATTCAAACAATATGGAAATTAAAGAAATACAAGAAATCGTAGACAACGGTTTTAAAGGATTAGATGGCAAAATCGATGCTCGTTTTGAAGATAAATTCAAAGCAGAAAAAGGCTTGTTAGTTACTGAAATAGAGCAAAAGGGCTATAAAACAGAAGCTGAAATTGAAACTTTGATTAAATCAAAAATAGCTGATATCGAAGCGGCTGTAGTAGATTTAAAAAAGTCTGGATTAACTGAATTTAAATTAAAATCAAAAGGATTCAAAGGATTGCTTTTTGAGGGAATGAACTTGGTTAAAGAAGGACTAAAAGATTTAAAGGACGGAAAAGGTTCTGGTACTGTAAAAACAATGCTTACAAAAGCTAATGAAGATTTAGATGATGATAATTTCTCAGGAGATTCTTTGTCTATTGCGACAAGAGAAACAAGAGGATTGCACGAAAACCCGTTTAGACCTCAATGGTTTAGAAATATTTTGCCTAGCGGTTCTACTTCAAAAGGTACTATTCAGTATTTGAAAGAAAATGGGGATGTTGGAGCTGCTGCGGTTTGGGATGGTACAGGGGACATTTCTGCATTAGACGAAAAACCAGGTACTGCACCTTTGTTTTCTAGCGTTTCTGAGGATGTAATTTGGATCGCTGGTATTACACGTGTTAAACGTGAAATGTTGGATGATATTGAATGGTTGCAAGGTTATTTATCAAGACGTTTAACTACAGGGCGCACAGGTTTGTGGGTTGCTGAAAATACTCAGATTTATAACAAATTAGTTGCAAATTCAACGGCTTACAACGGGGATAAAACTATTCCTATAGAAATGATTTACGATGCCGCTTTCGGTCAATTAGCTGATTCTTACTACTTCAGCCCTACTATTTTAATGAATAGTCGCGATGTTGTTAGTTTGATTGCTTTGAATAAAGCAGACGGATCAGGAGAGTATGATTTACCTGCTGGAGCTGTAGTTATTATTAACGGTCAATTATCATTAAGCGGAGCAAGTGTTATTGGCGCGCCAAATGTGCCAGCTGGAGAGGCTTTAGTTTTTGATGGTTCTGCGACAGAATTCATTAACAGAATGAGTCCTGAGGTTCGCTTCTTTGAGCAAGACCGTGATAACGTTTCTAAAAACTTAATCACAGTTAGAGCAGAGGAAAGAATCTTGCCTTTGATATATGATGAGTCAGGAGTTATTCATTTAACTTTTGCTACTACTTAGTAGTTAATCTTAATTTATAAACAAAAGCCTCTCTACAACAGAGGGGCTTTTTTAACATCATACAATGGACTATTACAAAAATATCGATAAATTAGGATGTTATGGAAGTGTCCCATTGGTTGCTAGTGGCGTTCAATATTCTGTAATAACTGATTTAGCAACCGAACCTGTTACATTAGATTTTTTTAAGCAACACGCTCGCATTGATTTCGATACTGATGATACTTTGGCGTCAACTTATTTAAAGGCAGCAAGGCAAGAATTAGAAAGATGGTCACAGCTTAGTTTTGGAGTAAAAAAGATAGGCTTAACTGCTTTATCATTGCCTAAAAACTATCGTTTGATGTTTGGCAAAGTTGATGAAGTTATAACTGCTAATTTTACAAACAAAGGAGATATTTTAAAAGAAGGAGGAACTGATATTGATATTGAATTTACTACTAAAGATTGGATTGATGATGCTATTAGGATTGCTATTTGTCGTTATGCGGCAGGTTTGTACATTAATCGTGAAACAGTTAACAATACACAATTTAGCGCACAATCATTACAAGATGAAGCTAAAACAATGTTAAATCCGTATCGTAACATAACATTATTCTAATGGCAATTACAGCAGGTGAATTACGGGAGAAAATATATTTTTCAAGCCCTACAAGGACAAGTAATGG